GTGCGTGTTTTGTCGTCCTCTTTCGCTACTGCTTCAAAATCAATTACTTCATTGTAATCGTTAATGATGCTGTCAATTGCTTCATCATCTGCATCGTCTGCTGGTTTTGGTGCAAGTTTAGCCGCATAAGCGTCTAGCCTTTTAGTTGATAAGTTAGCCTTAGGGAACAGTGCCTTAAGTCTTGCCTTGATTTTTTCTGGTGCTACTGCCATAACTTAAAATGTTAGTTAATATTAATGACTTCAAATATATAAAATTTTATTCTTATTTAGACTAAATTAAAATAAAGCAATTTTATATAAAAAAACCACCTCAAAAAGAAGTGGTTTAGGTAGTTAGTTGTAAGATGATTCGATGCGTTTCTTTACAACAGAATGACAATCCCGAATGAGTGGTTCTGCCTTTAATATTTCGTCAATCTCTGCCTGATTACGATTGAAAGTAAAATCCGTTGGAGGTTTCAAAATCTTAGCGTCTATCATGTGATTTTTAAATGTATAGACGGTTGCTAGCGAAATATTATGCTTCTTAGCCATTTCTGCCACCCAATTAGACCTAAATTCTTTAAGTTGGCATAGTTCATCACAAAGTATCTTTCTCTCTCTCGTGAACTCAATTAAATTGTGCTTGAAATAATTGAATATGTTCTGCTTCATTTGACTATTCATGCTAACTTGCTTTTATATGGCCTTTAGATACCAAGTGATTGATTCGGTTTATAACTTCCAATCGCTCACTCAAGGATAACTTACTTTTCTTTTCCTGAATAAGACGGTACTCGGCGATCAGTTCATCATACGATTGTGTTACCTCTTCTATTTTGGCTTTTATCTTTGGTTGCTTCTTCTTGAATAGAAGTATAACAGGAAAGAATAGCCACGTGAAAAATTGTTTGATTGACTTCATAGTTATGGAGTTATGGGTGCTGTTTTATCTTTAGTCTCTGTTTTTATAGCTTCTATTTCTGTAGCTGGATTATCAACAATATCTAAAAGCTTCAACGAGGTCTCGGACGACAACAATCCCGCATTTTTAAGACTGATAATAATTTCAGAAGCGGTCTTTACATCATCAGGAATAATTGAATTAAAGTTGATGTCGTAGTACAACGCTTGAGCATCGGCTGATAAAGATGTGTTGGTGGTTGTAACGATACCTGATATAATCACATTGATTATGCGCTCAATCATCGTTCTGTTTTCTCCCTCATTCATAGTTGCTTTGATCACTGCATCAAGGAACAACAACTTTAAGGCAACCCCCGAAACATTTCCAAGTCCTTTTACGTTATCAAATGATAGGTCCGGTGTATGAGAAATTGAATAAATCAATGCTTTTAATGTGTCGAGTTCTAACTTTGCAGAGTCAACGGCATTTGCTGATTCAAGGAACTGTGCACTACCATTTACATACTTTCCTTCATCATCTTTTTTCATATCGAATTGGAGCACCTTACCACTTTCGTCTTTGTCTGGCATTGTTGTAGCCTCGCCAAAGATTTGAAGTATTGGATAAGCACTATAGTCGTTAGAACCTCCAAGCTTTGAAAGAGAAACCTCTAACCTATCGATTAGCTCTTTGACATCAAACCATTCAGGTTCATCTTGTCCAACATAAACAACCGGGATTCTGTCGAAGCCGTGTTGCAAAACTTTATTGGCATAAGCCATTTTGCCACTACTATCGTTTAGGTAATGATAGTTCCTTGAATCCCAAATCTCGACGTGGTTCAATTCTTTTCCTGATACTGTGTCTTTAGCAATGTACTCCCACATAAACAATAGCATGTTGCCTGTTCCGTCGATGTATGGAGTCATAACACCATCAGTATTATTCAATACCTTAGATTTGATTTCTTTGGCTTGTGGTTTCAAGCCGATTTTAACAAGGATCTTGTTTAAAATTGATTCAGGCTTTACATCGGCAATATAAAATTGAATTGCACCCTGTGTTTCTGATTTTTTAAGACGAACTAATTCAGCAATTTTACTATCAACTCTGTTTGATTTCCAAATTTGCCCGAATAGCTGCGATAAAGTATTCTCAACTGAAGCAATAAGCGTAACTGGTTTACCTACTTCAAAAGCAGTTGCAGTAGTAACAATCTTCTTGGCAAATTTAATCGGTATTTTTACCTGTTTTACAGTTTTAGACTTTTCACCTTTGCCAATTGGCTTATCCTTTTGGATGTTTCCAACTTGATTAGGCCTGATTGTTCGGTCGTTCTCGTTGTACTCGCGTTGGATAGTCTTAATTTTAGCACTATCCTTGGACTTTTCTCGAATTGTAGCTATGGCTTTGTCTGCCTCGGTAGCTAACTTTAATAAAATTTCCTCCATGTCTTAATAATTGATTGATTTGAGCGTTTCCTCACTCGTTGTTAATATGATAGTTTTAGTGTTGTGTGCAATGTGGCCATAACGCATGGTATCCCAAATATGGTTGAACTGATCAATCGGTTGATTGATTGCTATTCCATTGATTTCACGCATTCTGTAGTTCTGCTGCTCCTTTAAGGCGAACTGATATAAATGGTTTCTTACTATATGGATTTTCTTTGTTTTCATCGAGTTAAGCCAATACATTACCGACTTAGTTTTACTGATTTTATAGGCATTCTCGAAGCCCTCACGCTTCAATCCCTTCACCATTTCCACTGTTCCTTTGTTCTCCCCCGTATATTTATCAGCTGAATCACATGGAAATATAGAATCTTCACCAATACCTAATGAACGGATAAACTCGGCCAATTCGCCAGGCGTTTCAATTGGTTGGTAGCAAAGAGGCTCAAACCAAATGTTATGTTCGTCCTCTGCATACTTCCCAAGCACGTTCGGGTCTGTAGTAAACCCAAAGTCATTTGGATATATTGGTGCTTTATCCTCTGGGAATTTATCAATCCAAGCAACGTATGGGAAGATTACACCTTTCATTGCCCCACGTAGACCAAGTCCATAAACCTTCCAATTGAATTCATCTGCGGTACCGTTTTCAATATTGGTTGGATGTGGTGGCGGTTGATTAGTTTTAGTAACCGGTTCAACCTTTTGCGTTTCCTTATTGTAACACATAACGATACTATCCTTAACGATATAAGAACCGGGTTTCCATGGTTCCCAAGAAAGTATCTTGTTTTTCTCCTGTGCTGAAATATGTTTGTTGTCTAGGTAAGTAGTTCTAAGAAAGGCCACATCGGGACGAGAAAGAACATTGTCAAAAAACCAGTGATCAGTAACCGAAGGGTTGTAATCCGCCCACCAAAACTTACGACAACGAAGCTCAACCTGATCAAAAACCGATTGCTTGATGAACATCATTTCATTGAAGAAAGCATAATCACAACCTCCCCCGTGCTTACCATCCCCAAGGAAATAAATGGTGCTGCCGTTTATCTTGAAGCTCTTTATCTCCTTTGCCTTATGGAATGGATTAGGCAGCCCGTAATCGTCAAGTCTACGTTTGAAATCATCATATAGCGTGGTCTTGAACTCGTTGTACGTCTCACGATAGATATTGATGGTGCAGTTCTTCTCAACGAAAAGACAAAGCCAAATGATAATATCAACACCGCTCCATGTTTTTCCAGAGCGCGAGGAACCCTCTAAGCCTGCACCACGAAAACCACGAATTAATTTGTCGTGTTCATCATAAAGTTGTTGTGTAATGGAATTGTATAAAAGTGCAAAGTTTGGATTAGTTTCTTCATCGATGATGGTTAATCGCTTGCGTGAAATATGGATATCCCTTTCTTTCAAAAGGGTTTCAAGTTCCAATATTTCAGCATCACTAAGCATTAGTAGATTGTTTTATCCTTTGATAGCTCGTAGGAATTATGTATCGAAACCTCAACACCGCTGATCACTTCGTACTGAATATGATGCTTATTTATGATAATAGAATTAACTATTCTCGGTAATTGCTCTGCATCATGCTTCAAGAACACGATGTCCTCGATGTTAAAATCATTCTCAATGGTTAGTTTTTGGCTGTTGTTCATGGTGCTTTTATTAATTCAGGGTTTTGGTAAATATTTCCGATGACTTCGCATGATGCTTGTGGGGTTTGTGTTGGGTTATTACTAAAATGACAAAGCCAAGCATCACACTTACCCTGTATGCTAATAGCTGTAAATCCGAAGTCTTCATATACAACCTGATATTTTGACATTTCAAGACCTCCATCATCTTTAGCTTCATAACCAATTATGATATCCCCTTCATAAATATCAACTCCATTCTTATCTTTCAAGCCAGTGAATTGCATTACCTTAATAGTTTTATCTGCAAATAATTCATTTATTGGTTCTGAATTAAAAAAACAAAAAACATCGCCGTAAAGCATTGATAAATCACATTTATCTGTTTCTTCATTTAATTCTCCAAATTCTCCCCAAAACCTAAATTTTATTTCTCTACTCATATCGATTTACTTAAATTACTCCTGGACTAAATCAATAAACACATCGCCTTCGGTGAGTGTAATTGAATGGTTATCGCCTTGCGTCTGTTCTGCAAAGTCTAACATGGCCAAGCCAATTAGATTTGCATCAGTGGTCCGCTCTCCATTCACATAAATAAGTCCGTTGTCGATGGTTATCATATTAGATTATCGTTTGACGTTTGCTATTATTGAAGTTGTAAACGCGCTCGATGTTGTAGATGTAATTCTTAACATCACCTTGTTTATCCATCCCGTTACGGTTCTTTCTGATTTTGTCTTTTAGAACATCAAAATCACATTTACCAGCCAAAACAATTTCTTTCACAGCTCCAATTAGTGATCTATCTTTTGAGAAGCGATACTCTCCAAAAAGTTCCTCTGTAAGTTTGAGGTATTGCTTTGTGGTCTCTAGGTGATTAACCTTGAAGTCTCCGCTCTCAAACTCTTCTTTGCAGTTGGCTTTGACGTTGTTTTTCATCAGCAAACCAC